AGAAGTACCAACCAAGGCTGCATTGGCATCGTCAATCTTGGCATCAGCAACAAGGTTTGCAGTGGCACCGTCAGTGGCATCCATCAAACCATTGGCATCCTCAACTGTGAAACCACCACTGCCATCAGCAACAAAGGTACCTAGGGCGACAGACGTGCCACCAACCCAAGGAGTAGTCACATAGACAGATGCAGATTCAATACGTGCACCAGCAGGTACAGCAATGCCGGGGTAGGTACCAATCACTGCATCAGACGTAGTCAAGTCTTCATAGGTGAAAGATACAATTACTTCCTGTACATCACCAGCAGTTGATACTTTACCTTGATTAAGGGACTTACCTTTCTCATTGCCGAAGCGAATGTTAAGACCATCATCGTTAGTCCAAAATTCTGAAGTAGACATTAGATCACCTCCTATACTTGGTCTGTGTCAGAAAGAACACAAACTAGATTTTCAGGACGGTAGAGATCAAGACCATAACGGGCAGTCGTGACATACTCTTCACGTTGGAAATCTTTATTGTATTCAGAATCAACCTGTGGCATCTGACGCCATGCACCAACGAAGGGCAATACATCAGGGGCTGCAGAGAAGAACATATTAACTTTACCAGCACCAGTGGTTGCACCAGCACCACCTACTTGTTCAATGCCGTCACCATCAGTACCTGCATCAGCAAGATAGTTACTGGTGTAGACATCGAAGCCGTAGATGTTGGCAAGGAACGAGTTACCACTTGCGATGCCACTGCGGATGACACCTTCCCAACGTGGGTTGTAAGATACATTGGTCAAGTTCTGAATGGTGTTCATTGCATACTCAACAGATGGATCAACAATTGCAATCAGGTTGGTGTCAGGTACGTTTGCTTTCTTAAGTGCATAACGAGCCTTGGCGAAATCTTCAACAGCCATGATTTCATTAGCACCTTGAGCCACCCAACGGTGATCGGCACTGTTGATTGTATTCTTACCAGTGATTGTCTGTTTTGATTGTAGGTTAAAGATGTCAGTCTCAACACGTTCCATGATTGCTCGTGCCTGACCCGGTACGAACTTGGATACGAGTTGGTTCATGTAGAAACCATCTTGCTTTGCTTTGTTACTGATGTACGTGGCACTTGATACATAGTCACTGATTGAGAACGTAAACTCACCAGTGTCCAATGCACGATACTTGACTGCCTCATCTTCTGAGTAGTCATCTACTTGTGCTTGACCGATACTTGGGATAGTAAACGTGTTACCATCTGGGAAATCAGTCATCCAATCTACGTAGCCAGTTCCTTGAAGTTCATCTTCAAGTACTTCTTTGATCTGCGTAGACCATACTTCTGAGCGAATGAGGTGCCCAGTATTACCTGTGACGTGAGACATAATATCTCTCCTTAGTTAAATTTAAAAAGTCTTACCTTGTTGGATTGCTCCACTTGCAAGACGCATGTATTCATTCTGGACTGCTGGACTGAAATACTTACGAGGATCAGTACGGCGTAGGTTATCAAAGTAAGCCTTGTCTTTGACTCCAGTGTTACCTGCCTCAAAATTGTCCATGCGGACAGATGGAGTAGTTACGGTTGGGGTACTTGGTTTGTCTGCCGTGACACCCATTAACTGGTAGAAAGCTTCTGGACTCTTCTGTGCAAGGTCACCTAGATCAGATGGCTTCAGTCCCATTGCTTGGGCTTTAGTTGCCACCATCTCACTGGCTTTATCTTCACCATAGATTTCTTTCATCTTATTGTCCACGGTGTTTAGATTGCCCTGTACAGTTGCCTGTGTTGCTCTCTTATCCATGATACCTGAAACAAGACCTTCAAGTGACTTCTCATCTAACTGGGGAGTGGTGTTCTCCACGGTTGGCTGGGCAGCACGTTCTTCCTTGATCTTATTCAGCATCTCTTCCATGTTGACACGTTTGTCTAGGTCTTCACGGAGTTGAGCATTCTCATTTTTGACTTGCTCAATCATTTCATCAGTGTATGCTTTACTTTTGGCTAGTTCCTCTGTCGAGGAAAACTTCTTGCCATCACCCACCAATGAGTCTAAGAAAGAACCCTCGTTGTTTTCTTTGTTAGTTTCACTGGGTTGTTCTTTGTTCTCTTCAAATACGGTCATGTGTTATTCCTTTGTCAGGTTAGTTAAGTCAGACATGAACCTAAGTGCCCTTAGCTCACCATGTCGGTCAGCTTGTTTGTAGGCCCAACCATGTTCATTGTAGTCAGGCAGTGGGCAGTCCAGTCTATCAATCTTATCTTCAATTATCTTATTCAGGACTTCCAGTAGTGTACTGCTGTTCCGTACATAACCTTCAAACTCCTTACGCTCCTTGGGGTCTTTGATGTGCTTGGTCCAAGCTGTGTTAAGGTTCAATGTTTCCTTCCTCTGCAAGTACTTCACCAACAGCAGCTTCTTCCTCAAGAGTACTGGTGGCTTGATTGACCATGCGCTGACTCTCTGTCTGTTCAGCGATACGGATGTTCTGTGTGACCAATCCGAACTTCTCAATGTCAAGAAGTTCTTCAATGATCTCTGCAGTCTTGATGCCACTGATGTGGTTGTTGATTGCAGGGTCTTGTCCAACAGCAGAGTTCATTAGCTGCAGGAGATTCTGGAATTGATTTGCTTTCTCTGCGAAGTGACGTGCACCAATTGGTCTGATCTTGCCACGTGTTGCCAAGTCCTCTGGTGTGATACGTTCAAACAATGCAACACCGAACTCATCATCGACTGTACGTACAATGTCACTTACTTCCATGTTACGTCTACTGAGTTCAAGCATGTCGTTGATCAATGGTTCAGCGAAGTTCATCTCAAATTGTTTAGTCTTATTCTGGAAGATACGGCCTGCTGCATTCTCAAGTGTCTGTACTTCAAAGGCAGTCTTCTCACCCGGTGTACGGATACCCATTGCTTGTTTGGGTGCACCTGCCATGTCCTCCATCTTCTGTTCTAGGATGGCAATCTGTGTGTCAGCATTCAGGGCTGTTGGGTCTGGGTTCATGAAGACTACATCACCCTCCTCACCCACGTAGATACGTTCATTGGGACCATAGTTGAAGTCCTCCACGTACCCTTTGATCTTCAGCATTGGATGTGCAATCATGTCAAACACATCAGCCTTGAGGTTCTCTAAGTGATCAATGCGATACTGCATACCAACAAGGTTATCCAGAGGACCCATTGCCCATAGGTTATCTGGCCGTAGTCTCCAACCAGCATGTCTGAAAGACTGTCCACGCCAGCTTGGATTAGGGATTTTACGTATAATGTGCTTACGATCCACCACCGTGATGATGTGATTCTTGAGTAGCTCGTCCTTCTCTGTGTCATATAAGTCACCATGAAACTCTAGGATTTCAACGTAACCACTGCCGTAGTACTCGATCATACTACCAAAGCCATCCATCTGATAACCATCATCTTTGATGCTGTCAGTGCTGCTTGCACTGTTGACTGTCTTACGATGGTCAGCAATCAAGTTGAAGATGTCCTGTAGGTAACCACCTGTTGGATGATCTTCAATGTCTGCTGCAATGTCACCAAGTGATTTGATTGTACGGATGATCTTTGGTGTCTGTTCAAAGGTTGCTGCTGCAGGGTTGAATACAATGTCTAATGGAGATATACGTACAACACGAGGACCCACGTAACCAATGATAACCTCACCTGTCGTAGGGTCTTCACGAGTTTCATTGACGTACTCCGTCGACGCAATGACATTACCGTAGTCGATGTAATCATAGACCAGTGCGCTGACCTGTTGCATGAAATCAGACTGGCGAATCTTATTACCCATGTAGGAAGTAATGACTTTGCGTTTGTCTTCTGCCTCTGCATCTTCGTCATCACCTTCCCAAATTAACCAGTCACTGTTTGGGAACAATGCTGCCATGTAGTTGGCATGTAGGTTATCCCTGATCTGACATAACTTAGGTACCGTTGTTGAGTTCTTCCAAGGTAAGGAGGCATTGGATGTGGTTGTGGTGTCAGTGGCAAAGACGTAGTTCCTCAGTTCCTTTTTCTCTTGGAGCCAAGTAGCTCTCTTCTGTTGCCACCGATCATAGTTCTCTGCGATCTGGACAGCCATCTGTTCTGGTCTGCCAATGATGTCCTCAAGTGATAAAGTTCTACCAGCCATTAGAGATAACCACCCCCAACACCAGCCACATCACCACCTTCTCCCTCATGTCCTCCTAGATCTCCTCCACTCCCAGCACCATTACTGGTTGACGTACCGAAGTCATGATCACTGGGTAAACCACCTAGTCTTTGGTCTGGTGTGCTTCCTTGATACCCAGAGTCTTCACGTCTACCCTTAGACTCATAGTGAGTACCCATCGCTGCATCATAAGCTCTATTGACGTTGGTTTTAATACCTCTGGTCCCCGGTAGTCCTAAAGCTCTGGCACCTATAGTCATGGCACCAACCACAGGGTTGCTTACAAAGCCAGCTACGTCTGCCAGTCCTTGGGCTAAGTCACCGGGAGTGTTTGCTTCATGTACATCACTTGAGTCAACTTTATCTAAATCACCACCACCATGACTATCACTCTGTATTTTTAGGACACCAGCCTGTGCATTGTTCTTGGTTGCACGTAGGTCTGTGTTGGCGACACTGCTGCTGACTTCAGCTTTATATTCATTGGTGATGAACCTATTGATACTCTCAGGGCCACTCTGTTCTTCTCTGTACTTGATACCCATTATGCTGCTACGCCTCCAAAGCGACTATGATAGACAATCTTGTTATCCCTCTGTCCCATCCTACTTCTCTGTTGGCTGGGTGGCACAGCAGTTTCAATTGCTGAGGCAAGGGCATCTTTGATGTCATCATGTGATGGTCTGCTGAGGACTAGCTCTTCCTCAAGTAGCTGACAGTTACCACCTTGGTAATGCCAGATTTGTTGGTTATCATATCTTGGTTCAAGGATTGCAGCCATGCGTTCTTCTTT